GCCAAGGTAGACACCGCCAGAGAGGTAGAGGTCTTTGAAGCGAGCTATATTATCGCCAATATCAATAGTGCCATCAGTCAATGCGTTAGTAGTTGTGTTCCAAGGACGTATATCATCCGTGTCGTCCTTAAAACGAAGGCCAGTATCACCAGTGCCAATAAATAAATCACCACCGTTAGCCCCAATACTCCCCACAGTGGTGCCGTTTTTGCGGAACACTGCAATGTCGCCGTCTGAGGTTAGGCGGTTAAGGATTAAAGAAATTGCCCCATCACGAGTTGATGATGTAAGACCATCGGGCCTTGTTTCAAAACCTGCTGTAGTGTTATAGGTATTAGCACTCGTCTTACCCACCAGCAAGTTACCACTGCTATCCAGCGTCATGGCTGTAGATGTTGCATTGTCGTCTATGCCGTTTGACGTGAATGAGCCTACGTTGACATTATCCTTATCCTGATACGCCATCGTACCAAGGTCAGCATTTGTAGGCACCTGATCGGGGTTTGTTCCAGTAAGTTTAGCCATGATTATTCATCTCCCGCCCACTTGCGGTATGGAACCGTGGGTGCTTCAATAGTAGGCAATAGTGCCACCTGTTCATCTGTAAGTTCTTCACGAAGGTTTGCGTGATAGCCCTCAATCGCTTCCATCTCAGGGTATTCCATGCCGTCCTCAGTGGTCAGCATAGTGCCTGTCTCACGATACATGGTGCCGATGATGTCTAGCATATTGCTTAGACCGCGCCACTCGTATTCACCGCTAGGGCCATCCCATTCTGCGTCAGGCTCAAGGTCTGTCGGGCGTTGGTTGGCTTCGTCGGTTGGATCGTAGTCCTTAACCGCCAGATCAGCCGCTTCTAGTGCAGTCCAGAGGGCTTGTTCGTCAGTGGCTTTAAGGTAATAGGTAGCCATGTCTTATTCCTCCGTCATTGCTTGTAGGGTGGCATCCGATAGGCGTTTTGGGTAGTAGGCGAACTTCTTGATGGTGCCTGTGTATGGTAGGTAAGAAACACGACTACCTAAATCCAGACGGTTAATATTTGGGGGGTTCAATGCGTCCGTATCAGTAGTCACAGTTGCACCATCAAAAGACGCAGCCATGTCATTTGTTTTAAGAGTACCTGCTACCTTATAGGAACTTCCTTGCGTAGTTACAGTAGTTGAAAGTATGGCGTTTGTTGAATTGAACGCACGGGTTTCATAGAAGAATGTCTCACCGTTGTTTAGGTACACACTTAGTACGTTATCTGTCGTTCCATCAGACAAAGATGCAATCATTGGATATGTGCCTGACTGATTTGCGTTGCGCCGTTCAAAGTCTACAAACACCGTGCTTTCTTCGTTACTAAACCAATCTGTGAAGTTGGAACCAATCATCAAAGCACTATCCACCGCCCTAGTCACAGTAGACCCAGAGGTGGGGATGTATGACGTTGGGAAGGAGCCTGTTTCGTTCTGATAACCCCAAGCAAGAAGCCCAGAGAAGCCATCCCCAGCAAAAGAGGAGTTTCCGTTATCGTCTATAATGAAGATACGTTGAATATCAGATGCAGTAGAGGTAGGGGTGCAAGTTACAGCAATGCGATACCAACCGTTGCCTATCTCTTGAATATGACCTGTGGCTCCTGAAGAACTTTGGTATACTGTACCATCGGATAGATTAAACCTAGCATTTTCTGCAAAGCCCCCTGACGCTAGATACTCTAAGCCAACTCTGTTGTAACCATATGCTTTTATGAAAACAGAGTATGTATGAGGTGTAGTGCTTGCTGTTTGCCCATAGTGATCAAACACTTTGGTGCCAGTTGCGGTAGCGGCCTTTAAGTAACTCGCTGTGTTCGTCCCATCGGGGGCTATTGCGTAGTTAGTTGTAAGACTACTCCCCGCCCCAACATAGCTTACGCCACCTGTGCTGTTGTTTTCTAAGTTCGTCCTAGATTCCTCAATCAGTAAGCCCTTGCTTTCACCTGTCACTGGATCGTGGTCAAACCGTGCCTCACCTGATGCCGCTGTTTGCAGTGTCGGTTGGTACTTCACAACGGGGGTAGAGGTTGTTGGGGTGTAGGCTGTGGCACTAGAGCGTTGTTCTAGCTGTGCGCCCCAAAGAAATATGCCAGAGGAACCATCTCCAGTAAAAGTTGGCAACCCAGTTGACTGCCAAGTAGGTGTGCTATCATCCGTTATAAAGATGGAAGTGTTCATATACCCCGAACTCTGGGTTTGTTCGACGGTTATGGACAGTCGATACCAATCATTTCCAACAGAGGTGATTGCATAAGATGGAGTATAAGAAGGCGATCCTACAGTGTAGTCATCGACAAAGGTTCCGTTGGTTAAATCTATCACAACCGCATAACGAGTGCCGCTAAAACTATCGGCTGTAAAACGAATACCTGCGTAGTTGTAACCAGCGGCTTTTATATAAACGGAAGAAGTATAGACACCCGCAGGTACATCATTGTTTTGCGTTGTATAGTGATATGATGAGCCAGTGTCGGAATATATCTTTTCTGCCGTACTTGTTCCATCAGGAGCAGTCGTATTATTGGTTAAAATACCTACGGCATTAGAAGACCAAGTATTGCCGAAATCCTGAGAATACTTGTACAAATTCTCTTCAGCCTTAGTCGTCGTCTTACCATCCCAGTAAGTCGCAGTGCTGCCACGGGTAAACGTGATCCGTGGATCAAGGGCCTTGCTGTTGGCAAAGTCTAGCAGAAGGCTAGGACGGATGTCGGGTAGGCTTTCGTTATTCAGGATGCGCTTGTCATCGCTGATAACCTCTGTGCCGCTTACTTTAATAGCCATCTTCGGATACTCCTATTAGCTAATGGTTGCGTTTGCATCTACGCTACCGACCACCTGAAGGTTGCCAGATGCGTCCAGTTTCATCTTGTTTGTGCCGCCTGTGGCGAAATAAAGGGAGCCGCCGCTTTCTGTGATTGTCCAATCGCCGAAGTCTACTGTGGTAACCCCTAGTGTTCCCGTGATGTCTACGCCTGTGCTGGTGGTGGCGAGTTTGGCTGCGTTGTCGTAGTATAGGTCTACAGAGCCGTTTGAATTAGCAATAATTGCATTTTCCGTTGCATTAACTCTAAGGCTAATGTCAGGCCCGTTAGTGTCTATTTTAAGACCGCCTGTCCCCACCTCACGGATAAAACTATCCGTTCCGTTGTGGAACACCTGTAAATCTGACGATGCGCCGAAGATGGCTTTGTCGTTGTCGCCGAAGGATACATCTGCCGTAGTCGTAAGTCCCGCAAATGTCGGACTATCCGTTGTCGCTACGCCTTGATCCAGTGCCTTAACGGATGCCTCACTGGTCAACTCGCTGTCCATCAGTGCGCCAGCGGCTGTTACATTGGCTGTATCCGTTACGTCTGCGCTTGCCTCAATAGCATCTAGCTTAGTACCATCAGCGGCAACGTCACGCCCGTCTACAGTGCCAGTGACAGTGATAGAACCAAAGGTTGGGCTATCGTTAGGTTGAACTGACGTATCAGCCAGGGTGCCCTGGGCGGCTGTAGCATAATCTGTGGAAGCTGTAGTTGCCGCAGTTCCTAGACCTAGGTTTGTTCTTGCAGTTGTTACGTTAGTGACGTCAGACAGATTGTTAGCTGCAATAAGTGCACCAGACAGTGATGCATAAGCTGCCACCCAGATAGACCCCTCGTACACCTTCATGGTGTCTGTGGTCGTATCGAAGTACAGAGCACCAGCAACCAAAGCATCACCGTCGTTATCAACAGTAGGATCTGATGCCTTCTGACCTAAGTATCTATCGTCGAAGTTGTCTAGAGCCTCTAGAGCGGCGTCCTTAGCAGCCGTAGCAGTAGATGCACTGGTAGCAGCCGAGGTTGCACTTGAAGCAGCCTGAGTGGCACTAGAAGCAGCGTCTGCCGCACTTGAGACAGCTTGAGTAGAAGAGCTATTAGCTGCCAGGATACCACTGACGTTATCAGCTACGGTATTAATCTTTAGGACGTTGTTACTGACAGTCTCCACGTCACTGATGTTGTCAGCCACGGTTTGGACGTAAGACACATTAGATGAGACGGTAGCCACGTCAGTGTTTGCCGCAGCGGCCTGTGCTGTAGATGCACTTGTAGCAGCCTGTGATGCACTGGTTGCTGCATTAGCTTCACTTGTTGCTGCATTAGATGCTGACGTACTTGCACTAGTCGCTGAGGATGCTGCCGCAGTAGCGGATCCACTTGCATCTAGGGCACTGTCAGCTGAACTAGAGGCACTTGAGGTTGCACTAGCGGCTGAGGTGGATGCTGAGGTTGCACTGGCAGCAGCATTGGATGCGCTTGTGGCAGCTTGAGTGGCACTGGTGCTCGATGAGGTGGCTGAGTTGGCGCTATCAGTTGCTGAGGACGCAGCTGCGGCTACAGACCCACTAATGCTCGATGCACTGTTAGAGGCATCTGTGGCACTGGCGGCTGCGTTAGTTGCACTAGTGGCAGCATTGGCCTCACTGGTTGCAGCGTTTGTTGCTGCGGTCTCAGCTGCCGTCTTCGAGCTTGTGATGGAGTCAACGTCAGTTGGGTTAGTACCAGTGCCGCTATAGAAACTTGAATTTGCCATATTCTAATGCCTTACTCTTCGAGAATGCTTGATGGGCGAATGCTTTGGAGAGACCCTGCTTGCTCTGCCTCATTAGCCATCTCTTGGATCTCAGTGATGAAGACACCAGCCTTTTGGTCGAACAGTGGTCCACGCTCGTCTAGGAAGTAATCAGCCGCATAAGACAGGGCAGTGTATGTCACTAGGTCAGACGCAATGTTCGTCAGGGAGTTGCTTGAGGTGTCTGTGGTCAGATCAGGGAACTGACTATAGTAATCTATCGATACCGTTAGGTTGGCAGGGTAAGGGTACAAGAGTATCAACTCGCCCTGACGACAGAAGTGCTTGGGTGTCCCAGCCTCACCAATTGCCTGGAACTGCTTCATCTCCCGCAGTGACACGCGCGACAGGGCGTATTCACTGTTGTATATACTCATGATCTCAATGAGGTCGTTGGGTACAACGATGTTTGTGACCTGAGACGTGATCGCGTAGTTCTGCGTTTTCTCCATGCTTGGGATCCGCAGTGTACGCTGGATGCGTGTGATGGCCTGGTCAATAAAGGTGTCAGCCAGGGCGTCATCACAGTCCGTGCGATTAAGTAGGGCCTTAAAGTGCGCCCTGATTTGACCTTTGTTCATTTCTTATGACCTTCTCATGATCGCCATATTGTCGATTAAGTTGGGATACGGACGACCAGCCTTCTTAGCCTTTGCTCTGGCTTTGGCTTTCTGAGCGTCTGTCATCTTCTTGCGTTTTGCTTTGGGCTTAGGGTTAGCTTGGTTCCAAGGTGTCTTTGACATGTTACTTGGATCCCTTTTTGCACTCACCAGCTAGACGGCATGTGCCTGGTGTCTTGCACCCTGGGCAGGGCTTGAAGGTGCCTTTGTCGCTGTACATAAGTCAGATCCTTTTCTCAGTTGCCATGAAGCCATCCAGGTTCTGATCTCTGAGACGTTTGACAATCTCAGGGCCTGTAGCTTCCCATATGTTGAAACCCTCGCGGAGCCATTGCTCGACGACGACGGTTGGTATTGACGCCACGCGCATGAACTCACCCTCGCGCTGGTCTTTAGATGCATTCCGACTGTCTTTAAGATCGTCTAGGAATGACTGTGATATTTCTTGTGTGTGCTTACGGACGACGTCATCGCCTTGCTGTATGAAGTCCGTATTGACGCCTAATAGATCGACGCCTGTTTTCTTAGTGCTCATGGGTTCCCCTTAGAAAAACAAAAAGAGGGACACCCAAGTCGTCCAGGGTAAGGAGAGCGGAAACCCCAGGACGACGAGGATGCCCCTCATCTGTGTCCTAGGCCCCGTGGGTGGGACCTAGGTATGTCGCGTGTGTGTTAGATCTTATGAAAGACCAGTGATCATACCACCGTCAGCATAGTTCATATGCTTCAATGAGTATTCGCCGACGATAAAGTGTTTGTCGGAGTCGCCGTTTTTCGCCAACAGTGTGCGTGAGAACGGACGTAGTACGCATGAACGCCACATTGACGGATCAATTAGGAATGCGTGTGTAGTCAACTGGTGGCGGTTTAGAACCACTTTGTATTCGCCGTATGGAGACACGTACAGGTCAATCACGTTTACCAAGTTGCGTCCTTGGGCGATCTCACGGTTACGTCCAGATGCCGCTGCAAAGTTTGCAACGATCTGAGCGTCAGCTGGTTTGATCATTAGAACTGTTGGGTCAGAACCGTTGTTGAAGCAGTCTTCACCAAGCTCTAGGACTTTCGCCTCTGTTAGAGCGTCAGTTGCGTTGGCACCAGCGTCGACAGATGTTGAGATCTGTTGTGTCGCTGAGTCCATCTCACGTGCTACTGAGCTTGAGCCAGTTACTTTTGCGTTATCCACGCCGATGTAAGCACGCTCTAGATCGCGTTTGATCTCTTTGAGTGCTTTACCAAGTTGGTACGCAGTTTCCTTCGCACGACCATATGTCGCAATCGCGTCTGAGGTTGCAGACACCTGGAATGCTTTATGTAAGATGGCGGTATTATTTGTACGCTCTACAGCATCTGTGAGAGTTGCCATTGACGCATCAGCCCCTTCGACCTGATTATTGTCCGCAGCGGCTGCAAGACTATCCTCAAGCCAGGAGAATGTACGAGCAGAGACTTTCTCTGAACGCATCATTGTGAACATTGGCGTGTCTGTTGGTGTAATATCTGAAATGATGTCAGATACATCTTCTTTCTTACCGACCTGGTCGTAAGTTGTATATGTAGCCATTTTGGTTACATCCTTCTGAATTTAAGAGTTGAGTGCTATCGCTCCCAACGTGACATCAGAGCATCAGCGATATCCTCTAGGTCACCAGCACGGCTCGTGTTTGACCGTAGACGGTCTTGTGCACTCTTCTGACGCTGGACCTTTAGGTCGGCATCTGAGCGGGGTGCTTTCTTCGTCTTCAGTACTTTACGGGTGCCTTCTTTTGTCTTGATCACTTTGGCCTTCGCTTTCTTTGTTTCCGCTGTGGCTTTTGTCTGATCATAAAGACGTGCCTTGTTGAGGATCATGATGACCGCAGGGTCAACATATTGATCGACTTGTTCCTGGGGTAAGCCCTGGCTGACTGCGTATGAACGGATGTTGTTGTATAGTTCATCACCCCAGTCGGGCAGTTGCTCACTTAGGACCTTAACGCAGTTCTGGGCAGCTTCTTGCACTTGCTTTTGTTGTTGTGCTTGAGCGTCCCTGTAGAATGCGTCAGCTTCCTCTCGTAGGAACTTGAGATCTTTCTCGGCTTCCTGGGCTTCACGACGTAATGCAGCGAAATCTTCAGTGGACATCTGTCGACTTGCGACCAGCATGTCTACCTCGGCATATGGCTTCATACGCGCTTCAGCACGTTCCAGGAGCTTTCGATAGCTGATGTCTGCCTTTGCCAAAGCCTCTTCGGCTTCTTTACGTTTGGCAGCTGTTTCTTGAGACTTACGTGTTAATGACGCCTCTTGACCGTATAGTCGCTTTAGATCCTTTAAGGATGCCTGTTTGGCTTCACCGTCGACTTGTATTTCAACCAGAGTATCGTCAGACAACTCAACTTCCGTTTCATCATCTTCTTGATCTGTCTCTGGTTCATCCTCGTCTTCAATGTCATCCGTGTCAGGGTCCTCTTCGGTATCTTCTTCTACTTCTTCAAGGTCTTCATCGTCATCTAAGGTATCTGACGTCTCTTCGTCTGTCTCGCCGACAAGTGAGTCGTCAGTCGCCTCTAGCTTCTCGTCCTCTTCAGATAGGTTCTCACCGTCTGACCAACGATCTAGAATGGCTTCGGAGGCATCAAACATGTCGTCTAATGCCCGTGGTTGAGTAGCGTTGTCTTGGACGTTATCCATGGTCCTTATGCTTCCTCTTCGCTATTGTCGCGCTTTGCCAGCACCTCGTCGCGGATGGCGACTTGTTGCTTCAATGTGTTCACCACGTCGACTAGGGCGCGATAGTGGTAATAAGTGATCGAGCGTTCTTTGTTCTCTTCTGGTTTCGAGTTCACAAAGTTCTGGAACGTCTGTTCCACTAGCTTGTTGACCACGTTGTTAAACGCTGGGGACTTGAGTAATACCTCTGCGTCCTCACCGTGCTGAATGAGTTCTTCTTCAGTCATGCTGCTCTCTTTTGCTGGTTAGGGGCCTGGGAGACCCTAAGGTCTACCCAGTTGGTGAAGCGATAGCGCGGACGTCGTCTGCGTTTCTCGCAATCTCTAGTTCGGCTTTGTCGACAAACTGCTTGTGTTCCAGTTGTGCCTCTTTCAGATCCATATTGTCTGACTGGATCGCAAAGCCTTGTTGTGCCTTCATTTGCTCCAGCTGTAGTTTCATCTGGGCAACTTGGGCATCCATCTGTGCCTTCATCTCGGCAACCGCTGTCTGACGCTCTTGAAGCTCCATCTGCTTCTGTTGCATCTGCATTGCCATCTCCTGTGCTGGATCTGGCTGCTCTGGTGGTTGCTCTTGTGGTGGCGTTAGGTAGTCTTTGACGTTCTTGATGCCGTTCTGTTCTAGAACGTGTGACATCAACTTGTACTGGTTCTCAGGTGTATACATTGTTGACAATGTTGGATCCTGAGACATCAGACCGTGCAGCACTAGGTACTTCTGTGCTTCAGCTTCCTGTTCACCGTAGCCTAGGTGCATCTCGACAGTGACATCACGTTTAGATCCCCAGTCACCTGGGTTGACCGCCACGTAATCACCAGAAATCTCGACGATCTTGGCTTGTGGTTCATTCTCGACGACCAGCTGGTAAATCAGCTGATACAGAGGTTTCAAGAAGTTGTTCGCAAAGTTACGTGCAATGATCTTCTGACGCTGTTGTGACATAGTCGCCAGCTGTTCAACCATAGCCGCTGAGTTTTGCTTACTGATGGCATCCTTGTTGAGACCTTGGGATAGACGTGAGACGCCTGTGGTGTCCTCTTTGTCCTCGTCCAACATCTGAATTGTCTGGAAGATGAACGGGTTCAACGGTGCCTGTACCATCGGACTGATGGCGTCAGGGCGTGATACATTGACGATACCACCGACACGGTTGTCTATCAGCTCACGTGGGTTCGTTAGACCACCTTTGACCACAGTGTAACGTGGGTTGTTCGTGATCATTGCGTGATCTAGGATCGAGCGTGTCAGAACTGTACGTGCAGTCTGGATAGGGACAACCTTGGACCCGAAGTTGGAACCAAAGAACGAGTGTGGGATCGGTAGTGGTACAAAGGCGCAGAACGGTTTGTAGGTGCACTTCTCTTTGTGCAACACTACGTTACCAGCTTTGATTACTTTGTACGTCTCAGCGATTCCAGAGCCATCGAGATCGATGTCGATATATAGCTCATAAACAGTGATGCTTCTAACTTGATCCTGGAAACCTTTAGCGTTGAAGCCACGGTCTTGACCAATCTCTTCGTGACGTGCCAGGACCTCTG